TTAAGTTATGCTCACGGAACTCCCGGTTAATTGATATCCCGAATACGTATGAGTTATTGTTATTGTCTTTGTATAGAGTACCCAGACTTCGCTTGTGAGATTATCCCCTGTATAGGTAAAAGTTGCTGAACCTGCCAATGTTCCACCAAAGGCAAGAGAGGTCAGTTTATCACCTGTATAGGTATATGCAATCGTAGCCCCATGAATGGGTACTATCCCTGTTTCCATCCACTGTCTGCGGATATAATCCCAATTCTCTGAGATTTCAGGAAGGTCATTCTCTATAAGATTCGATGTTACAGGTATTCCCGTTGTGTATGTTCCGTCAGTTGCCATAATTTATTCCTCCACTGTTCCGATTAAACTTAACATATTTTTTAATCTGTTATATGCCAGTCGTTTTAACAGTCTCCCAAAAGTCAGACCAACGTGGGTAGCTTGAACCTGTACATTAACGATATTGAGAAAATCCTGACCGGTTAATATGATGCTATCCGATATAATATTGTTTCCTGTTTGGTCAAGCCATTGGTATGAGATTGTAATATTACTATCTGTTATAAGTACCCCTGAAACCTGTAGTTTCGTTGCAGGTTTTTCCAATTGTTTTGGACTATTTAAAATAAGTGCCATACTCTACTCCTTTATATGTCTCTGTTTTTAACAAGCCAGTAAACTATCTTCGCTATGTTTTTTAAAACCACCTTAGCATCTGCTAAATTTGATATTGCATCTATTCTGTTCAATACCTGACTCCATGAAGGCAAAATCGTATTTATGTCTGTAATCCTTTTCATGTATATGTCCTGTGTCGCCTGGTCTAAGGAGAGGTATGGATCAGGATCACCAAGTTTGACAGAATATGAATCAGGAACTATCCTTATAACCATGCCAACGTATTTATCTTCAATGAACTGTTCATCTCCATGTACTGCAAAAATCTTATTGTCTCTTATAATTATTTTCATTGCTCTATATAAGAATTAGCATTACCTACAGTATTAACAGCTGGTGAGGTAGGATAGGTATTACCACTAAGAGTTGCCCCACCAATTGCCACATAACTACTTCCCCATGCCTGAATTCCAAGTGCATTACCTGAAATTGAAGATACACCAGTGTCGATTGCAGAATTACCATAAAGAGTAATCCCAGTCGAATAATTGCCTGATATTCCACAATTAATAAAATAACCATTGCAACCATAAAATAAATTTATCCCATTGTAAAAATTAACAATCCCAACTCTGATTAATTGAAAAGAGGTTGCGTTTTCACCATATATCCCATCGTGAGAAGATCCGCCGAGCAAGACTACGTTCTGCATCGTCAGATGAGTATTTGGAGCAATAGCGATACCACTACTACTTGCATACTGAAGGATTGTTTTGATAACCGCTACATTTGCTATAACCGCACCTGTTGGAACACCAGTAAGGTTTTTACTTGTAATTGTGATTCTTGTATTGGGAACATCAACATCCGTAACAACATGACAACCTGCTATCCTGTCAGGATTAGTACCACCTGATGGATTATAGATTATCACATAGTTTCCTATTGTTATATTTGCAATACTATCGATATTTATGATGATTGAATAATTGCCAGAAGAACCAGAGGAACTTTGCACCGAGGTCATAGATTTAAAGTAACAATTCTTGCCTTTTATTAGAATCCTTTGAACATCCCTGTGCATTAAAACCTGCATTGCATCTGCTGAGAAAGTACCATCATCTATCTCGATTGTTACAGTAATATCATTGGAGATAAATTTATACTTCAATGAATCAAGGGCAGCACTTAAAGTTGTAAAATTCCCTCCTAATACTGCGACTCTTATGGTAGTATTGGTTGAATAACCGATAACAGCATTGAGAACAGTTAACTTTTTAGCCGAAATATCATAGATGAAATCAGCATCACCATTGAATCCAAGGGTAATTCCTCTACCAAAAGGTATCTGCTTATCTGTTAATGGGTTTCCCATATTAACATCCGTCCACCTGCCACATCACATCCCCACTGACAGGATTCCCTGCGGCATCAAACAGACATATATCCATACCTACCAAAGTAAGATTATCAGGCAGTGCTGTTCGAGGGATAGCACCCAATGGGGTTAAAGTTGGTGGTTTTGTTATTGCAAGAAAAGTTGTAGCGAATATAATTGATTTCACACCCTCCACAGGAACTGCAACTATCCCATAATCCTGTTTCGGATTGGCCTGGATATTCACATATACTCTCTCTTTTACAATATAATAACTCTTATCATCCGAATTTTCAAACTCAAAATCCGCCATTAGATACCTTGCTGATATACCGTCTATAGTACTTGAAGCATCCCTTTTGACATATGATTCACCTATTGTTTGTTTTGTGTATAAGTAGGGGGTTACAGAAGCTGATGCGTCCCCTATTTTTGTGATTGTCTTGTATAATGTGAATCTCCCGGATATAACCTGAGATAAATCAATTTCATTAGTTACTAATGTAATAAATCCATAATAGACTCCACCAGGTGCTGGAACAGGCACACCCCATTGAAGATATGTACTTAAGGGGTAAGGTTGAGTTGCATCGTTCCACACCTTAGTAACATTAAATCTTTGAGTCCAGAGATAATCATATGAAGGGAATCCCCAGTCTGTATCAAGGGCAACCCTCGCTACTTTAGCATTTTCTACTGATGCCCCATCAAGGTCAAAATCCCAATCCTGCTGAAAACCCATATAAGGATTAAGTGTTACGGTGACATCTGCATATTTCGCTGTATCAGTATATCCACCAACAGAATCCTTAGCCTTCAGGAAATATCTCCATATACCTGAAGGACAATTTTTATCAAGATAGACCAGAGCATCTACAAATGTTATAAAACTTGCCGTAGCCCAAATATCAGTAGTAAATCCACGTCTAACTTCATAGCCAATAATATCGATATCTATAGCCGGTGCGGAATTATCAGGCATATGCCATTTCAATATGACCACATCCCCTGCCTCTGTAGCAGAAAGAGCCGCCCCATCTTTCCATGTAGGTTTCAGAAACTTCCCCTGGGGAGTAAAATTATTTATGAGTCCTGATGAAACCTTATTCCATGTTGAGACTGTGACTACCTTGATATAATAATTTGTCAATTCGAGGACAGCCCTGAGTTCATAATTTGTGGCCGTAGTTATCCCCAATTTTGTATAAGTAATCCCACCATCCAGACTTGCTGATATCTCATAATGTTTCACGAAAGGCCAGGTTGAAGCAGTCCATGACATTTTTATATTGCTGATCCATGTACTGTCCCTAAGTTGCTGTAATTCTTCGGTCAATATAAGGTCGGTTGCATCCGTAGGGATTGATGAAGGATCAGGCAGATCAGTATCAGGATAAGTAGGTTCATCCACTATCACATCACTGAAGAATGCGGGATCGTATTCCCTGCCAGTGATGATATAGCTGCCATCGCCCTGCGGTTCTACCGAGGTCGCATATAGAGACTTTTCGGTCAAACCTATACTGTGAGTCAAGCTAAATCGGTCAAGAGGTTGCAATCCCTTAGAGTTATATGTCCAGAATTGCACAATCAGATCACTCAGTCTGGAATTGATAAGATATGTGGCTACTCTTTTGGCCTGAGACAACAATAAAAAACCTGTGAGGTCATAAGATAATTGATGTATCTCATCATTAGTTTCAAGAGAGGGGTCTTCCAATGGCAGTTCTTCCACTGCTTCCCATATAGTCGGAGCAGTCCAGGAATAAACGATGCTATTAAGCATATCCGAAGATGGGATATCCAATATCTTAATGTCCTTTATTTCACTTTCGACAAAAGAGGTGACTGATTCCCTTGGATGATCAAATAGGATTTTATATTTTCCACGAATTACAAGAATTTCAGATATATATCCTGAAATATATATCTCCTCAAAAATAATTCTTACTGCATTTTTATACGTCATGCCTTACTCAGCTTTTTTGCTGCCTTTCTTGCTTCCTGATATTGTTTAGAAAATGAACCTGTATTAACATAAACATTTGCCGTTTTAAATTTGAAGGCATAACTACTAAGATTAATTTTTTTTGCATTTTTATATGTCATTTTATACTGCCTCTCTCATAGCATGAGTAAATGAAATATCCATTATCCTCCATCCTTCATCTCGTATGGCATAGGTGCTTGTTGCATCAGGTACAGTTGTCCAATCTTCAGTGATAGTAAGTTGGATAGCTGTATTTGAAGCAATTTTCCTAATCTGCCCTGAACCTGTACCTGCTTTAATGAGTACAACCTTATTTGCCCATCCATTTATAGACCAAGCCTTCCCAGTATCATTCAAGGTTGTTCCATCATTGCTGCCTGTAGAAGTTCCATCATCAATTGCCGAACCATCTGTACTTACACCAAAAATATCTTCTGCGACAAGTCCTGTTGCAGGTGCGATGCAAAAATACTCTTCTGAGTATCCTACATACTCACTATCAGCACCCCAAAGGGTAGGTTGTAAAATATAAGCAACCTCTTGACGATAGTCAGGGTCAATATGGGATAAGTATAAAAGATTAACTTCACCTAAATAACTTGCTCCACTTGCAGTTCCTACTACATTATATGGGCATGTGTGTGCAAAAGCAGTAAGAGTTGAACCAAAATTCCCAAACGTAGATGGACAGTTGCCAATGAGCGCATTCGCTTCATAGTTACGAGGAAGGGTAGTAATCGTCAATGATACTCCTGCATTAATCGCATTAACCAATATTCTATCCCTACCCTCACCTGCTGCACCAACGATTTGATAATAACAAGCAACTCTGAAATTGGTTGTGTTATTAACCTCAACTACAACATTGGAACCTGCCGTCTCAGCATTTGCTGTTGTTGCCAAACAGGATGTCCAGAATCTTTTTGGAATATGACCAAAACCCCCAAAGGCATAGGTAGTACTAATTTTTGTGCATAATAGTACTAAATCTTTGTTCCCATGTATCCAGAAATAGAAACCACTTTCTGAGGTATAAATAGAACTATACACAGACGGATAAGCCGCCCCAACACCAGCATGAGTAGTTGCATTCCAAAAGTAATGTGCCCGAAATGTAATTTTATTTGCTGTAATCCAATCTATTTTTATGTATTCATAAATTCTATCTGAAAGTTCGCCATTAGATTTGTAAATCCTATAACCCTCACCAAAATAATGAGTTCCAACACCCTGAGCAGATAAATTGATAGCTGCACCACCCTGTGTCAAAGACAACTGGAAAGTATTAGTAGTTGCTCCTACTACAAAATAACAGGTTAAGGTCGTTAAACCACCTATTACGGTACCACCTGTACTTACCCAATACATTACATTCTCACCATTAGCAAAACCATGGTCAGCTATAGTTATAGTTTCAGTGGAAGTATTTACATCTGCCGGAGCACAATTCTTATCTGCTTTATTAAGATAATCATGAAGTGTCCACCCCATAGCTACAAGTTTAGACCACAATTCTGTAAGTGCTGCTGCCCTGTTTGCACAAGATAAATTTATGGTAGTTTTATATGCCATTTAAAACCTCCTTTTTATTTCCATCACAACCTGCATAAACAGAAGTTTGTTCCCCATAAGCAAAAGCTATTCTATTATCTACTGAACCATGTTTTCTTGCACCTATTCTCTTACCATTTGCATGAACACTTCTAATAATACAGACAGCATTAGCAGGGACACCATGAGTAGACAAATCTACAGTCTGCCAACCCGTAATGTTTGGTGGAGTTATATCTATATAATTATCAAAAAATACAGCCACTGCGATACCTCCAATATAAACTAATTACATCACGATAGGTTTAGACCCCAAAAAGTGTATTCTAATAATATCAAAAACATCATTGAGGGGTCTCTGCTCATCAAAACAGTAATTGAATTCAAATCTTTTATCTGTCCCAACAATCTCATCACACCTATTTGCTGCCAGACTAACAGAATCCCAATCTATCAGGGAAGATGCTATCCTTGCACCATAATAATTAGTCTCGGTCATCACATCAGCCATTACCAATGCTGGATTTGCGGAATAATAAATAGTCCCAGTTCTTGGATCATAAATCTTTTTGCCTTTGCAGATTGCCTCGACTGTTGGCAAATCCTGTATATCATTCGTCTGTATAAATCGCATATATAAATATGCTTCCCCTGTTAATGCATTCGTCCATGTGGCATCGTAACTATTCAGACTACAGACTGTCTGGGTTTGAGTACCATAATATTTCTCTACATGAACCGCACTCCCATATTCCGTATATACTTTATCGTTGACATAGATTGTTTCATATGACTCGAACTCACCTACCCCGAAAAGATATATCATATGCAGATATGTATTAATTACCTTACAATTTATGAACTTTCCGGGAATCTTGCATCTGCCATAAAGCACTGGTACATATCCGCCTGTAGGGGTAACAGAGGAATCATGTCGAGAACTCGTTGTTTGATATACAGTACCACCAGGATTGAAAGGTAGAGGTACAGGTTTAAAAATAAAAGGGCCGGTAGGTGTAGGTAAAAAACCTGGCCATAAAAGACCAATCATTAAGCCGATACCTCCTGAATAACTAATCCAGTGCTGTATAGTTTGTAAGTAAATAACTTTCTGCTCATTTTATCATCCTGGAATTTGCAGTTAGAATAATATTTCCTGCCTGTATATGATGCTGTAATCGCTGTCCCGGCTGCGGGTGCTACTGCAAATGTAATCCTGTCCTGCCCGTCTGTTCCTAATCCTTCACCAAAGGTATAGTCAGTCCCTTCTGTTTTGGTAGTCCCGGCGACCTTCACGACCCTGCTTGATGTCGATTTGGCAAGAAGGTTGAATTGAACAGTGCTGGCATCCCCAGTACCTATATTTATATTTGTATAAGGAAAACGATTATCAAAACTAAAAAAGGCGAATCTCCCATATTTCCCCTTCATAGAAAAATAAAATTCATAGAGGGTTTGCACATCAGATGCCTGCATTGTTGTGAAGGTAAGAATAAATGTATACAAAGGGTCATCCCTTTTACTGCGTGACTGTATAAAATCTCCATCAGTAGGACCGAGTTCTAAAGTATGGAATTCTGGAATTTCTTCATACCCATAAGCGGGTGAAATATCAGGAAAAACAGACATATTGTCTCCTTATTTGAATGTGATAATCGAGGTGCCCCATACCATCTTATCTCCCCTACGTGGCAATGTGGGATAGTTTGCTTTTGTTATCCTTTTTCTCGGACATCCCTGAGTCCAGGGATTCACATGGGCCACAACATTTATATTCACCCAATGCTCATCCAGTCCAGGGCGACCATCTATCTTGCCGGGACATATAAGTTCTACTTCTATGATTTCATTATCGATATCCAGCCATGCTTCATATACATATACTGTTTTATTTTTTAGAAGGTTATTCAGGACAAGACTTGACATCTCAAGGGTAACATTACCAAGACGCACTGTCCCGCCATCAAGAGGTGAACCGTCACTGCTTTTGAACCCTGAAATCTCTACCGGCCACGGGATATAGGGATTATTGCCATAAGAGATGGTTTCATTCCTGTCTGTATAGAAGTATATGTCTCCTATATTCACAAGCCAGAAGGTCTTGACACTTTGTTTCTTCTTCTCATCTATAAGTGCCTGACTCTGGGCTTTCATCTTCTCAACACCTCTGGATTGGATTTAATTTTACGGATTGCAAGATTAGAACCTCCTTCAATAGCGACATCCACAAGATCGGATACATAAATATTTATAGGTTGTGTACTTCCACCATCCTTTGATAGTTTCTCAAGTATCATCTGAAGTGCCTTATTGCCTGATGCAGTAATAACTGATTCGCCTCGATGCAAATTAGCAGGATAATTATTATAAGGTACATAATCAAGTCCTGATTGAGCACTTGTAACTATAGGGGGACGATAAAAAGCTTCTGTAGAATATGCTTTAACCTTCCATAATTCCATAGCAGCATGAGAAGCGGCACTTCCCAACTCATACAGCGGTGCATAATTAATCAATTCCAAAGACTTTTTCATATTATCTAAGGCTAAAATTTCCGCATCGATAGCAGCGGCGAGTTTCGTATTTACGGTATCTGCAAAACTCTGTAATGAGGGTATGATTACAGTATTAATGAGATCAGTGACAGCTTTTGAATTTGCTCTTGCATCGGTTTCAATTTCATCAAGAACCGGCTTGAGGAGATTGAGAGTTGCAGTCTTATCAATACCAGTCAATCCCCATCCTGTATTAGCAAGATCAATAAGTTGTTGACCATATTTTGTCTGTAAGTCAATTAAACCTGCACCTTTTGCAGCTTCATATTTTGCATATGTATCCCAGAATTCTTTATTGTAATATTTAATCTTTTCTTGATCATTTAGTGTATCCGTATACATCTTCTCATATGTGGAAGCTGCTGACTCTGCAAGGCTGTCTGCCATATTCTTGAAATTCACTGCCATATTATAAAGTTGATCCATGCCTTCCGTAAGTGAATTAAATAATGTTGCTATCTTTGTGGGGTCAGTCTCCCCGATGAATGAATCCCAATCTTTCGCTAATTTACCTACCACATAACTCCATTGTTCTGCCATTGTGGTAAATTGGTCGACTGTATATTTCTCTATCTGTGCAGCTATCTTAGTTTTAACCTCTTCCTGTAATGTCTTGATGTATGTCAGATATTCGATTTCAAGGTTGTATCTATCCTGAATGAGAACCCCGATTTCTTCCATCTTGGTACGCCATTCTTCAGGATCAAATGCCTTACTGCTTGCCATATCGTTCATGGCTTTAATATTGTCATTTATCTTCTTGTCGGTCTGGTCAAGTGCTTCCTTGTAAGTATTCGCATGAAGGTTAATGTTGTCATACATCTTAGCTATATCCCAACCGGATTTTGTAGTCTCATCCCATTTCGGCTTAACAATAGTGGCTATTGATGCCATTGCTGTTATCATCAGGTCTATAGTATCTGCGACCTTCTCGCCCTCTTTTCTGAACTTCTCGAAGTCAATGCCGGAAGCAAATGCTATATAATCCGTCATCATATTCTTGAGGGCTTCCTGTACTTGCTCTTCAGTCATATTTTCAAGTCCATCAATCCATTTGCTCCATACTTTATTAAATCCTGAAACATCAAGACCGAGTGCCTCAAGTGTGCCTTTAGATGTTTCCCTTATCTTTTTAAATGCGACTATTGCTGCTTCTCCAAATACCATCGCTTCTTCACCTAATTTTTTAGAGAAAAAATGATATTCACCTTCCATAACTTGAACTCTGCTATCTCCATAATATCCTGTAGGTTGATAGGATTCTTTATGTTTTACATCTATCCCATAACCAAGTTCCATCTGAGGAGTGGTTTTCTTGCCTCCACCAAATAGAGAAGAAAGAAGTAATGCTATTCCACCAATGGCTACCCCTATAACTGGTATTGCGAGAGAACTTGTAGCTAACCAAGCAGCTAATTCTCCACCAAAAGCCCCTGTACCACCTAATGCTGCAAGAACAGAACCTCCACCAAGCCCACCCATGCCTGTCGCTAATCCTAAAGCAGCTCCGCCCATCATGCCATAACCGAAATTACCGCCCATCATTCCACCAGCGGCTATAGTCCCGACTCCTGGTACCATACTCATCAATCCAACACCAGTTATTCCTGCTCCTGTAGTTGTCATACCCGGTATCATTTGCCCAGCAGTCCCCATCATGCTTTGAGCCACTTGAACAACCGGCACGATTATAGGTCTTGCAAGTGCCATAGTTATCATCTCGGCAAGAAGGCGTGAGAAAGTGCCTTTTATGAAATCGCAGAGATTTTTAAAGGAATCCTTAGCCCTGCCTGCAAAGATATCCTCCCAGAAGCTCTCCATACCTTTTAGCGTATCTCTTGTCAATGCTTCAATATCGTTGAAATTATTTTCATATTCCCTGACTGCCTTTTCAGCACCCTGGGTAAGGTCTAACTGGGCATTATGAGCTTTCTGAATTGCATCTGTAATATTATTATATGCCGTCGAACCTTTAAGCCCTTCTTCTTCAAGCTGTTTTTTTGTATCTTCTAATAAGGGCATCCATTCTTTTTGTTTCTCGATAACACGTGCAAGATGTTCTTTTGTTGATTCCCCCCATACGTCCGTAACCTTTGTGGCCTCTTCATATGCAGGGACCAAAGCCTCTATGCTTTCGATATGTGAAAGACCGGCTTCCTTTGCCTGCTTGTCAATGATGTCCGCACGCTTCTGATCATATAATTCCTGAAGTTTTAAAAGAGCACTATAATTTTCTTTATACTTTTCGATCTCCTGACGCATCCAGGTATCCAGGTCTTCAAAATCCTTTTGCCGTGAAGTCGCACGGATCGTTCGCAACTCTGTCTCGACCTCCTGTACCTGGTCAATCATCTTCCTCGTATCCACTGCAGTTAACCAATCAAACCCCTGTCCCCATATCTGAAGGATATCTTCTTTCAATTTTTCTTTGATACTTGCCGGAACTTTCTCAGCCTGATCTATCTTCCTCATCAATTCATCCGCTGCATCTCCCCATTGCATGAATTTCTTGTCTGATTCACTGAGCTCGGGATTTAAAGCAACAAGCTGTGTGCGATAACCTTCAACGGAATTGGAAAGTTCATCAATTGTTTTTTGAAGCTGTTTGGCTTCATTAGCGGATGCCATCTCTTTTAACTTTTTATCAAGTTCTGCCTGCTGTTTTAAGGCGGCATCATACTGTACTTTTGTATATTTCTTATCAGGCGTTACGGGTTCCAGTCCAAGATTTTGCGCGCCCTTTTTAAGACTCGCCTCTTGTAATTCCTTTGCTGCTGCTGCAGCATCATGTGCCCATTGCATTGCCCGCTCCCAACCTTTTTGTGATTCACCACTGGTCATATTAGCCATAAGATAAGCAAACGCCTCGCTTGCTCCCCATATTGCCCTACTGATTAAAAAGAAATTACTCATGATCCATTGCAATGTCCCCAATAATATAGGAAATATAACTATCGTTATCTTGCCGATCGTTTCTTTTAAATCATTCCAGGCTGCCTCATGCCGCTGTATGACCTCAGAAGCATTATCAAATGAATGACGGCTCTGCATTTCAAATCCTTTTATCACTGCATTAACCGCCACTATCTGTGCCATAATACCCTGGAATTGTCCGGGATCCAGTCCGGAAGCAAATGCCTTATTTAAGTTGGCCATTTCTTCCTTCGTGATCAGCATCGTTGCTTTCAAAGCGCGCGGCATTCCTGTTGCTATAGAATCATAAATCCGATCGAATGCTTCCTTTACAGAAACACCCATTGTACGAGCTGCAACACGAGCGGCTTCTCCGAGACCAACAATCACTTTTTCAGGTAAATCAAGCGAAATCGCTTTTAGTGCTCTTTGCATTAAAGCAGAATCTTCTATGGTGCCGGCTGTGACTCTCCTGAGATTAGAAAGTATTGAATCAGCATTCATTTTATGAGATTCCGCTAATGCCCTAAATGCCTCTTCTGCTTGCTGTGCACCAGCACCGAGTTTGGCATATTCCGCAGCTTTATTGATCGCTGCATAGGCGACAACGGCAGTAGCGGTGATGGCAAGCCAATGTTTTTTAACGGTTTCTGAGAAAGAGGATGTATCCGCCTCGATTTTTTTCATCGAGCCGGTGGCCGCATCTCCTACTTGCTTAAAGCCAGTTACGGCGCCGGAGGCGTCGGTGGTGATGATTATCTTTACTTCATTCTGCGGCATAGTGTTTTAGTTCCTGGATTCCTGCCCTGGTCGCCTCCGGCGCCACCAAAGGTGGGTAAACCTCCGCAGGAATGACGAATAAAAAATACTGTCATTCCCGCAGTCCTTAGGCGGGAATCCAGAGTCGTTGAATAACCTGGATTCCGCATCAAGTGCGGAATGACAGACTCTACTTTTGGGTCAATGACATATAAAAGTTTATTCATCATTCTTTTTATTCATCCCTTTTAAGGATTCGGATTCATATATCCTGAGTTTTTCAAAAAAGGTTTGATTTATTTCGATCCCCATTGCCTTTGCAACCTCGATGGCCACACCGAAATCAAATCCCGTTGGACCGGAAAAACCCATCCGCCATTGATGAGCACAAATCTGAAGAAGATTCCATATCTCACGGTTGCCCTCCTCAATCTCCGGCCTGCGGTGCCTGCATTTTTCATTGTATTCGCATCTCCCGCATGTGATACCAAGCCCGGCTGCCTCCTGGCATACAGTCCTGAAATATTCCTCTCCGTCGCTGTACTGCCATGAAACAGCCTCTATCAGTTTTTTGTTTCAGCCTCTGCTATGGTATTAGCCAGGTCAGTGCATTTGTCAAAGATGAGCTGGTAGAAATAACGCTCGCGTTTTTTAGGGACAATGGCCTTTTCTTTAGATTCAGGATCAATAATCTCTATCTCTTCAATGTCTTCGACTTTTACGGACCCGAGCAGTATTTTATTTTCACGGATAGTCCCATCGAGTTCTTCTCTGTTATTCCCGCCTATCCCTTTGAAATTTCTGACATGCTTATCTAAAAGATCATCAGATATCTTTGCCCATCTGGGATCCTTATAATCCATGTATTCAACGAAGTCCATTTTATTTGAAATCGGATTGACAAGTCCTTTTCTCTTCATGAATTCGGAAAACGCTGATACACGGTCCCTTTCGAGCAAGGGCAATAATTCTATCTCAAAATCCTGCCCTGCAAGATTCATCGTTGTCCAGATAGGTTTATCAGGGTCGTTCTTTTTAAGTGTTATCATTAAACCTCCTTTGTTATTTTGTTGTCATTCCGACTTGTTCGGAATCCTTCTGAAAAACAAGAAAGATACCGGACAAGCCGGTATGACAGATTATGCATTCCTTTACGGTATTGAACTCTGTGCATTCTTGAATGTGATTGTGATTGCCTCTCCGCCTGCATCGTTGTCATAGTATGCGATGCCGGTGAATGTCTGCTTGAGACCTCTCGGTCCATCGATCCGATTTTTCGGCCGAGCGTAAAGTACCTCTGGAGTTTCGATTGATATGTATTCATTCCCGATTGTACCAACGCCCGTGCCATGCGTATTTTCAAGCTTCAGTTTTGATTCAGTTTCAGCCTTTGCCTTATCGACATAGGTATTGTCTTTATACAGCATATCAATCGAGAAATTGACCTTTGCCGCACCTTCTGTCAGAGAGTCTTTTTCGCCTTCACTGCCGATCGTCGGCTCTCCTTCAACATTATTTGTGTAATCAATGCTGAAGTTTGTAGCCAATGCATCTGCTGGAGATCCTCCTTCACTAAATGCGCCGAACTTTGCCGAGAATGGATTATGACCGTAATCCGTTGGATCTCCATCCAGTGTTGTCTGATTTGTTGCATCCTCTTCTGATGCACATTCATACCCGATATCCATCATGATCTTGCCGGTCGATCCCTGTGAGATTTTGAGGGTATTGCCCTTGCAGTGATAGACTGTATAAATGGCTTCTTTTGTGTGCTGTACCTCGATAGCAAGTCCTTCGCCAAGGTCGTCGATGGTTATCTCGTGCTGATATTTACTGCCTGTAAGGTCAGTCGTTGCACATCCTCCAAGGACATGCTTGACAAGGATTGCATGATAGGGATTCAATTCCAGTGTCAGAGTACCGGTACCTGAAATTGCCCCGCCTGTGGGCTTCTGCGGCTGTCTGCCTGATCTGATAGCATTGGAATCTTCAAGGGCTTCCTGCATACCGAATTCAGCTGTGTTGAAGGGAATCAATATTGCATCGCCTTCAAGCCCTCTAATATCATCCACATAGAGAGTGAAAGCGCCTTTATCAACAATCATCTTGATGCCCACGGATATAATCGCCAAATCCGTTGATGGGTTTGCAAGGGTCAGCTTCACATATTTCCAGGTATCCACTTCTGTGATTGCGGGGATATCGATGGATTCTAACGGAGATGCGCATGATGGAGTTTCATCCAGCAAAAGTTTGAGATCCCCTGATGCCAGAGCCACGCTTGATCTAATCCACAAGCCTATCTTTGTGCAGCCTGATAGATTCTTTGCCGTGATTGCATCCGTTGCAAGGATATCCCCTGCGCCGCATCCTGTTACCACCACAAGCTTGCAGGACTTTGTCCCCTGTTTGTAATATGTAGGGTCTGCGGTTGCTGTAACGTCCGTATCCACCAGCTCATCCCATGCTACCTCACAGGGGTGGATAGAAACCACCGGCAGCGTCTTGAAAGTTGTTTCGGGCCTTATGATGATTCTCGCATCGGCCCCGCTAATCTGTGCCATTTCTTTTTACCTCCTCCTTTGTGTCATGCTCCGACTCGATCGGGACATCCAGGGTTTCTGGATTCCGCATCAAGTGCGGAATGACAAAGTTATACATTCTTAGACCTCTTCATATCCTTTTTATTACCGTCAAACTCAGCTCTACGTGATGGCAGAGCACGCTTCCGAACATCCTTGTATCTATTATGTCTCGCTGAATTCCTCCATTATCCTCTGCTGAATCATTCAGTGTCCTGTTTGATCTGAAGGCCGTGGCTATAGTCTCAATGTGGGTGTTAAAAATTTTTTCAGTCGCACTGGCGTCTTTCACACCCATATAGCCCGCAATGATAAAAACATGTGTGATTTCATCCTCATTGCTGCCGATCCCAATCGTAATTTTCTCTTCCTTTGCACTCCTGCGATAGATTTCCCAGCCCAGGATCTGATCTACACCGCCGATTGTGGCTTTGAAAAGATTGATGAATTCTTCCCATGTTTTGGCCCAGCGCTCATAGTCATAGACCTTGCCGATGTTTGTCACACCGGAGAGAATGTTATAGATTGCGGTTCTTATTGTCGATTCACTCATATCAAGTTATTCGTCATTCCTGCGGAGGCAGGAATCCAGACTGGATGCCAGACTACAAACCTCTGGCATGACGGAATGACAGAATAAAAATTATTCACTGAGTTCCCTCGTAATCTTGAATCCCATGTTATCAAATATACTTTCAAGCTTCGGCCAGCTTTGTTCAAGCGCATTTTGAAACATATGCACACCGGGGAAGCCCTTGCGCCCGATCTTACGGCGTATTACAAATTCAAGCCTCTTTGCCTCTTTTTCATCAGCGCCCAACTTCACTTCAATCCATCTGAGCAATACGCCCTCCGGCGGCCACTTCTTGCCGGCAGTTCTGCCTTTTTCTATTACATCACCATATTTGGATCCATGAGCGATGATGCCTTTCATAATAGGGGTGCCTTTCCCCTCTACTTCGCCGTGAATGTTTGAAAGCAGTCCTCCCTGTGCACCAAATACGCCGACAGGAACTCTTCTTTTGACTTCACGTTCAAGCATCTGCGTCCCTTCGTACATTGCCGATGTTAGATTCTCCTGTATCACTTCAGGGCCTTTGCCCTCAAAAATCTTTCCTTTTGCGGTTACGACAACCTTCATTTCCATTTTTCTGCCTTCTGCTTTCTGCCTTCTGTTTTCTGGTTCACCTCTGTCCCCTCTGCCGTCTCGGATGCGTCAACCTGTCAATGCCTCCCGGATACTTCATATCAAAATCCTTTACCGCAGATGCTGCAGGAGTCACGTCATCCCCCTTGATTCCAATGTGCTCTTTATAGAGCTGCATTAACCGTTTTGCTCTCTGTCCGAATTCATATCCCTTTGTGCGCCAGTTGACAGAATCCGCATCGATTGTTGAATCAGAGGTCTGGGTAAAGGCATTCGCAAGCTCTTCGAGACAGAGAGATGCAGCAAGGTTGCAGAGCGCATCCACGTCATTGTCCGGGATCGTTGTGTCTGTGCGCGGGATCGTGAACATTACCCGGAATGAATCGGATGCAGAGGGTGAATATGTAAGAAGACGGATATATTTTACACTGGTACCCTGATAGACCTTATAATCATCCTCATCAAGAAAATCTTCCGGCACATTATCTACCGGATATTCAATCGATTTTATTATTGAAAATCCATCAACCCATCCCGTCGGCAGCGAATAATCATGCGTGCCGTTGCCCGTGACATCGGCAACCGATGTATCAGGCTTGTGCTTTGAGAATATCTTTATAGCTGCATTGATATTGCGTGAATAGTCATCGGGATTTGTGAGCTTCCCCGAATCATCTTTTACAATACTAATGACTTTATCGAGTAATGCCGAACTTTCAGGTACGCCTTCTACACTCATGTCGCACCTCCGGTGCTAACGACAGTGAACAGTGAATAGTGAATAGTGGACAGTAAAATCATGGTATTGATATCTCCTTTTTTGTCGGACCATATTGTCCCTGTTTATAAAAAATAATTGAATATGTAAAACCGCTGTCTAAATATATAGGCCATTGCCAGCGACCGTCCGTCTTGGTTTTGGATCGGGCTTTCACATATGCATCCGATCTGTTACCTGCATCGTAATCAGTTTTCAAATATACTTTGATAGTGGCGTTATCGATGCCCTGGCTTTGATAGACATATCTGAGGTTGTCAGCACCGCCGGTATTTTCATCAACAGCCGTATCTCCTGACCCTCCAACATCATCCAGGTGTTTGTCTATCGAACCTACCGCAGGTGCTCCTGCTGTTGGAGTAAGTTTCATAGCATCTCTGACTTCCTGAACAGATATTCCTCCCGATGCCACGGTTGTTACTCTGAATGTGCAAAAAGTCGTTGGGACAGTATTTTCATAAAACAAACCCATATAACTTCCTTCAATAGCAAAAATATAATCAAGATAATACAGACCTGATTCAATTTCGGTAAACGATTGCAAATCACTTTTAACCATAGAGGGATTCCAAAAATAGGAAGTAACAGTTTTACCAATACCGAAATTTGTGGCTTTGTAAAATATCCGATTTTCACCAACTGGATAAATGTTAATCGTCTACCCTCCTATTTGTGGAGTCCTTTTCTCTTATCCAACCATTGCAGGTGAGCCAATTGCATCCACCGCAGTTTTAATTGCTCCTAAACCGTCTGTTCCATTACTAAGGTCTGTTTGAATACCATCAACTACCGTATCAACTGTTGTTAAAGCGGCAGCAGTTGCACCTGTTGTAAACCCTGCATCAATAACCCCATCTAATGTTGCAATTTCAGCGGAGGTTGCTAATGCTGCCAGACTTGCTTCCTTAGCACCTGCCGTGAAGCCTGCATCTATTACACCATCCAATGTTGAAATGTCGGCTGTAATAGAATCTAAATTACTTCCAGCTACAGCGTAGGCTTTTACCACCTCACCATTACTATCGGTGGTATTCTTCATTATGAGAATCCATTCACCCACAGCATCAGGAGTGAATGTGGCATAATATCTGCCAGTAGTTCCTATTTCTGTCATTGCTGCAATACATTTTGGAACATCTTTAGCATGTGTCTCATCATACACATCCATTGTTACTGTTTTACCTGTTGCTATGTTTACTGCCTGGTAGGTTACAATTATTGCGACCCCATTTTTGTAAATTCCTGTTGCCATTTTTTTATCCTCCTAACATAAAATTTTCACGATTTGATCGTGAATTTATCAATTAACCTGAGTGAGCCTCTGGTAAATTGTCTGTTTTTACTTTTATTGCATCTATTTCATCATCCTTGTTCGATTGAACTGAACTACCCATGATATAATTGGTTGGAAGTTTATCTGCAATGGTATCAAGAATGCTTGCTCCATTTTCTTCCATCTCAGCCTGAATTTGTGCGGCTGTGGGAACAGCAGTAGTTATACTTGCTTTTTGTAGTGCACCAAAATCAATATTGGCTTGAGATACTACGTTGACTCCAAGTTGAGCAAGTGCTGTATTGACAGCGACGTTCACAATATTTTTTATATTAACATCAAGAATTCCAGCTGTTGCAGGACTCGAAACCGCAGTTCCAAGAATCTGAGTCATACTCACATCAAAAAGATCAGTCCCCAATATCATCGAATCATAAATAACAGCAGGAATAATCATAAATTCGTGGAAGACTGGTAAATGAGTAGCCACATCATTAAGGGATAACATTGCCCTGCCAAGATAGTTTACATCAGCCGCAGCTAACTCTAAATCATAAAATCCTGAATCGTCATTTGTTACATGAACCATATCATTATTCCCACCAGAAGCAGTAGGGGCAGTATCCAAAATCAATGTTGGCACTCCTGCTGTATCCACAACAAAGGTCAATTTTTCCGATGTAACCGTAAGTGCAACCTCTGGAGTAATTCCATCCGTCTTATCTAAGAAAGGGCCGACTGTAATCCTTGTTGCAGTATTGGTTCGTAGATACCTCATTTAATTTCTCCTTTGTCTATAATTAGCCATAGCTACTGGAATAGAAAGACCTGCTCCTCCACTATGCACCACCGTCAATATTGGTCTGTAGGCTACGGTAGTACAGTCTTGGGAATAAAGATATATAAATTCATCCGCAAAAGGTATACTATTGTTATAATCTTCGTTAGATCTCAAACTATAATAAGTATTGCCTGTTTTATTTACCCATGCTGTAGAGAGATTCCCACTTGTGTATTGGATATTCATATAGCCCCACAATCCTGCTGTATTCCGCCAGATATTATCATCAGCAGTACCAGCAAGACAATTGTCATAAGCTGCTTCCCTGTTTGTATCACTTAACGGGTCTTGAGCTGACCAATCTTGTTTTACTATCTGAATATCAAAATTTGTTAGTCCTGCTCCATTCTCTAAGTCTGAAGGAGTTAATTTTAAATTGACTTGTGTTATAGTAGAACCAGCACCAATAGCAGATGTATCAAACCTTAAAAAACTTCTAAATATTGTATATGGCCCCCCTTCACTTGTTTGGTCATATTGTCCAACTAAAAAAATGGTAGTATACGTGTATAACACTGTTGAAGTACTTCTTGCGGTTGAGTAAGATGTGTCATGATATCCATAAACATATCCATCAACTGTAGAATCTAAATAATCAGGATCAATAACAAGTGGGAAGGTATATTTTGATATTTCAGATATTAAAATTCCTGTATAGACATATTGAACACCACCAACATATTTTGCATAGCGTTTTAAAGGTATAAATTTATTGTTAGCATCAATAGCGTAAGGTAAGGGAAATGTATTTCCTGCTTTGCCAAATTCAGTATCTAACCACCCATCAGGCCAGAGTTGAGTCGTGCCGAAGTTTGTTTCTATGACAAAGTAATTCTTAGTAGCACCTGAAATATCACCAGCACTTTCAATCCTCAATTCTTCTCTTAGACCTGTTTCTTTTAATCTGAGAGTATGAGTGAACTTACCAGCTGTTCTGATAATACTATCCCCCAAAACAACACCATTAGAGATATTCGTTACAACTGGAGTAAATTTCTTTGAAGTAGGGTCAAAGAGACCTATCTGTGAAGTTTTCTGAGTATGAAGACTTGCTGATAAATCGTCAATTATTCTGACAGAACCATCAGTCTTTAATCTTGTTTTAGACCAAGGAGTACCATACTCAGTTCCAATAGGTAACAATGCTGTATCTATAGGTTTCCATATCCCAGCATCAAGATAGTGGATAGGATTACCAGAACATTCAGTAAGATATTCATTACTACCTATTTTGAATGTAATAGACCCTCTGCCTCTCGAATGAATCTGAGAGACTCTTTCAGGATTGCATTCTAAATAGTCTTTTACCCAATTAGCCATTTATCCCTCTTTCCCCACCTGCTCCTCTTGTTATATTTAATGGCATTTTTTCATACTCCTATTAATAACTAAATTCTTTCCCTTTATACGATTTTTAAAAGCCATCTTTTTTTTCACTCCTTCAAAAAGTTTACACACCCCTTTTTCCCCTCTCGAGAGGGGATAGGGGTGTGTAAAATCCGTGAAAGGTTGAAATTCTGTTATGGTGTTTCTTCTGCCCATACGCCGGTACATGATGTTATATACCAGCCATCTACGCCATCTCCAATGAGCGTTGCCGAATCGCCTCTTTTGGCTCCAGTCTTTGTATTCTGCAGCTTCTCGCCCGTAGCGCCTGCTATCACAACTGCGCCACAGTCCCCGAATATCTGGTCGTTAGAAGTCGGATCGATAGCAACAATGTTATGATCGTTGGCACCTGCATTGATAAACGTGAATTTACAGCCCGCTGCAGTCGCCGGCAGATTAAAGACTTTTGAATCTGTGGCAATCGCATAGACTTTTCCGCAATCAGTCGAAGTCAGTGTTACGTTATCGGTTGATAGCGTATAACTCAGATAAGAGCCTGATCCTGTCTGCGACAATAGTCCTGTGGTATCCAGATAGTTTTTGCAGTTGATATAGTAGGTAGTCGCGCTGATCGCTATGCCTATCTGCTGGTTATAGGTCGGGGCCGACTGTGTCACTACCGCTGCTGTCTCGGATAGATACCCGGGCGCCCCTATGGTCTGTGACGTCCATCCTGTGACAATCCCTTCTACGATTACTTCGACCGTACTCCCGGCTGCCGCACCCATGCCGACAATGCCTACGGCGGGACGTAATGTCCCAACATCCGCATCTGCCTTCCATGCATAACCGTCGGCTGCCTTGATAGCCACCATCTGCCCTTTCGTCAACGTTTCGCCTGCTGTCAGGGAGATACGCACCCATTGCTGTTTAACTGAGTATGTGGCATCTGCCATTGTTACAAGGCTGACGAGCATGATTATCGCCAGCATCATTATCAAACTTCTTTTGAATCTCATAGTTATATTTCCTCCTTTTATATCGGGGCACGCTGCAACGTGCCCCTACTATTTACTGTTCACTATTCACGGTTCACTGTTTTACGTTACCACCGCTTTATCGAAGCCTCTATAATCCGCAATCTCGAACTCGAATTCATGCCTGGATTTGTACTGGATTTTGTCTGCGATGAACATCTGCCCTACAACAGGGTTATCGGCTACGAAGAACTCAGGCTCGCGCTGGCCATTGATGTAGGCAGCCTCAAGTAGTTCCACGTCGTTGCCGTCAGCGATCAATCCCCAGTCGGAGGTATCGGTGAAGAGCGGATTCGTGATGATGCGATCGTGGGTTGCGCCGAATTTCCCTGCATGAGGATTCGGTGTGGTGGCACCAGGCCACGGGCTGTTCAGCCCTTCGGCTATTTCCCTGAGGTCCCTCGGGCACCATAGATACAATGGCACGAGGGCAAGTCCTTCGCCGCTGTCCTGTTCGGTCTGGGCATACATCGCCTTCAATCTATTGGTGAGTGTTGCAACACCGGTTGCATCCAGAGTGAGTCCCACAGCTCCAAGATTACCGTGAGACGCATCGAATAATGCGGTGCTGTCCCCCTTGAATGTAGCGTTATTGATGATCTTGTTCCATGCGCGTTTAGCATGCGTCCTTCTGTGCGCCCTGCCCATCTTTGATACAAGCTGGGTCACGGTCTTCAGATCATCGTTCAACATGACTCTCCTGGTGATTGTCAGGAGCCAGCCTTTCTGATTAATGCTGTAGGTCGCCTCGATGTCCGTCGGCATCGTGATTTCCTGATAATCTCCCGTCTCAGGGTTGACATCAGGTACGTCGCCGAAATAGCCGACCTGGATGATCTCCATGAGCTTGAAGTTATCTGCATTCCTGATGAAGGAAAGCAGCGCATCCTCGCGGTAATTTACCCTGAGGTATTCCTTCAGAAGCCTGCGGTACATTGATGTGCCCAGGACAAAACTGAATGAACTGGTGGAATAGGCGGCAGGCAGGCGCATCATGTTCATGAACTTCTCGCCGAGCCTTAGGCCCTCGCGTGAAGGCACTCCGCGGAGGTCAGGGTCACCCGTGAGCCTCACATATGCACCTCGCAGGGAATTGAATGCGGGAACCTCCTTATATTTCTCATCGACTTCGACACTAAAGAGTTTGTCTAATGCGGCCTGAAGTTTTTCGGGCTCTCCCTCGATCACATCGGCGCGAAGTCCGCCGGCGCCGGAAGGTATTCCGCTGCCGCTAAGCTTGTCTGCAATCTCTTTTTCTTCCTTGATAGCGGTCTTGAGGGTCTCTTCCTCGAATACTTTACCCTCGTACTGTGTCCGGATTCTGTCCTTTAGAATCTCGGGAAGACGGGAGTCTTCTATCTCGCGGGTAAGCATAGAAGCGCAGGCCATAAGTTTCTGCGTATCCTCAAATTTTTTAGTTGCTTCCGCCACCAGTTCCTTCGCCTGTTTTGTGGTGATATCGGTAAGCGAAGCCGTGAGTTTGGTAATATACTCCTTGATCTCATCCTTCTGACCCGCTCCATTGGGCAATACCACCGCAGATGCCAGCAATGCCTGCATTTCTTCATCTGTTGCCTCATCCCCTTTTGCCTCAATAGCCTCAATCTGGCTTTTGAGGTCAGGCCGCTGCCCTTTGAGCGCGGCCAACAGTTTCTTCCACATATTGACCTCCTTTTGTTGGCCCGCCTTTGCAGCCGCGGCCATTCTTAAAAATTTTCCGCCAGCTATGGGTTCATAGACCACGTCGACGGAATTCACTTTTACTATTTTTAGTGCAACCCTTTTCCCTGCCTGCATCGATACTTTACCGATGGTATCGTGCGAAAGACCCAAGATATCGCTGGTACTTTGTTCGCCGATCATACCCTGTTCGTAGGCATCAACCAATGCATCTCTCAGCCAGTTGTTGCCCGCAGTCTTCAGGATTACAAGTTTACCGGCCAGCCCTGTAGAGTTCCGATTGACGTTTTTGATCCTGCCGACAAGATCCCTGACGGAATTGCCGAACATCCCTTTGTTGTCGCTATGCTGTCCCGCTGACAAAGCAAAAACCGGTGCGTTTTCGTAAAGAGGAGCGGCGGCATGAAGCACAGCAAGGGGATAAACGTCAATTCCCTGTTTGACTGCACCCGCCTCGATAATCTGGACGTCCCATCGCCATCCGTAATTCGAGCTTGAGGGCTGTTCGGCAGCGCCGAGGATCCTCCCGGGGAAAATATGTTCTGAAGCGGCAAACCGTCCGATCTTGAATTTTTTTTCCATCCCCGCAAGTCTTTCATTGATAACGGAACGCTCTTCCGTGGAGTATTGAGCCTGATCCGCCGGCTTTCCCCAATAGCGTGCAGCAGATGCAGTATGATTCGAGTCCGGGCAGGGATAGCGATAATTCACAGGATCTAAAAACTCATCATCGAGAACGCTGGACCATTCGGTCGGTTTTGTGACATGCCCGCCGTCTTTGATCGCAATGCCATATTCTTTTGAACGCTTTTCCTGCGCCTGTTTCGGGTCCATTCTTATTTGCCTCCTTTAGGCTTACCACCTCCGCCCTTTTTCCCTTTGCATGACATCGCTATTCCCCCCCCTTCTTTACGGTATATTTCCTGCCATCTTTCGTCGCAACGACAATAGTGGCGCCATAATCCTTGAAACTCATTACATCGCCGGGCTCAAGTGGGCGTTCAAATGGAATGTACTTTGTCTTTTTCCGCCCGTCCTCTTCGATTGCTTTCGGTTTTGCTCCGCGGAACATAAACCCCTTGAGATATTTCGGGTCAATCCCCATCCCCTTTACATCTGCCTGTGCCTGTGTCTGTGTCTGTTCCTTTTCCTTTGTGTCTTTGTCTGCCATACAATCCTCCTTTCTGTTTTATCTGTCATGCCAGAGGTTCATAGTCTGGCATCCAGTCTGGATTCCTGCCTTCGCAGGAATGACATGTTTTTTTCTCTATGCTCCATGTTCTCTGCTCTTTGCTTTTTCATTGCCACCTGGCATGATACGGCACATGGTCTCATCCGCAATTTATCACCTCATCCAATGGCGCTCCGGGCGCTCTCGGGAACATCATCTGCACCCCGCCGATATTAAATGGTTCGTTCACCGGCACATGCTGACCATTCGCTGCAAGATGCATCGGCCTCGCCTTCTTCGGATGCCCTGCATGAATCCACTGCTTTTCAAGCCCATCAACATTCTGCGCTGCCTGTTCCATCCTGAGCTGGGTCGCTTCGCTGAATACACGTCCCATCTCTGTCTTCGTAATCACTTCCGCACGGTCAGCAATCGAACTGAAGATCGATGGGTCCGTCAGGTTCTGTCCTATGGCCGCTGCGACTTCCTGCGGCGTCTTGCCGCCCAGGATGCCGAGGTTCAATTCGCCCCTGATCCTGAGCCATGCATCATTGCTCAGGTTATCGATCCGATGGAACGCAAAATCCTTGAGAGTATCGAGGACAGATGTTGAAAGATGCCACCCTGTATAGATACCTACTTCTGCGAGAGGGATATCGACCAATGCTTGCCCCTTTCCCCAAGAATCTTTCAGAAGGCCATCGGCCTCAGCCTTTACCTTTGTCTTGAAATCCGCTATCTGCGATTCGATGGAATTGGATACCTGCTTCAGCTGATACGCATCCCATGAGCCGAGAGCTGCTCTGCCAAGCTCGTCCAATACCTGCTGTTGAAGTTCCTCTAAAAGCGCAAGCATCGATTGAGTGCCGGACTTCACAGCAAGGTCTTTTTCCCTGATGATGCGTTTAATTTCAGAATTTACCGTCGGCATGGAAATCCTTTTTTGTCATACCTGCCCTTTTTGTCATTCCCGCTCCCTTTGTCATTCCCGCTTGTCGGGAATCTTTCTGAAGAAAAGAAGGATTCCGGACGAGCCGGAATGACAAAAAAAACATTCACGGCCTTCACAGAACCGCCCCAAAAAATGTTTATAAACAGGAAAGGTTGTAAAAGCAGGGCGGTGGACGATGCAATGTACCCCTTTTTCTCTCTAACTCGATTCTGAGGCATCTGGTTAAATTCACTATTCACTTTTCACTATTCACTTTTCACTGTTTTTTTATAATCGGTATATCCCTTTGCCTCTTCCTCTTTTGCCACGGCTTCCTGCACTGCCACAATGTCCATCTCATAGCCGATCATGGAGAGAGCAAACGCAAATATTTTCGATGAGGTATCCTTATCAATCCATCCCTGATTCTGTGCAGCTGTGAGACTGATCGTAAGCTGCTGTATCGCCGTGGAGTATTTTGCAATATCCCTGCTCGTGACTTCAGGAAGGTTTACGGAATAATCGTATGCCTCTTCTTCCGGCACCTGCAGGTAGTTCGCCTGGAGTGCCTTATAGATTACCCGGTCGAAGATTGTCTCCAGGATATATTTGAAATAGCGCTGCTTTGACCCGAGCATTTTAAATGCAGGTGTACCCATCTCCACCCCAATTGCCCTGTTGGCATCATCTCCGCCGCCGTACCAGAACGAAGGGATACCGTGCGCACCTAAGATATGGTTTCTCAGGAGCCGCGCTCCGATATCTGCCTCCTGTGATTTCAGGTCAGGGGTTTTAGCTTCGAGTGTGACTTTTTGATTGTGCCCGAAGACGGACCCTGACTTTTTTGTGAATGCCTTAATCTGCTCATCGATTGAAATTTTATCTCCGTCGGTGACAAGGAGATCCCAGATGAACGTATTTAGCAGCGGCCACCTGTCCGTATAATCAAAGAGGAACTGCTCATATGCGTCGAGCCAATCGGAGGTGACCAGGATTTCGCTTCTTCCGCGAGGAGAATTCGTGACATTGTTAATCGTAAAGAAAAAGCATTCGCCGTCAGTGAAGGAATCTCTCATTGCCTTTGCGGTTTCGGAAAGCACAAAATCTGCATCCTCTGGAAGTATTGTTTTAAATCTGCGCCCTTGATTCCCGCCTTCGCCCTTGAGGATTATCCCGATTGTCATCTTTACATTTTCGGGGTCAGTCACTGCCTGGTCGATCTGTTTCGGATCGAGATACCCAAGTCTCACGCGCCCTGTCTGTGCTGCAACGAATTCAGGGAACGTCAGCTCGCCGAATATATGCAGCTCACGCGCGTGCTTTTCCATATACAGGTCCATGCGGTTTACCGGGTCGAACCAGAAATCTTCAAGTAATTTATGTACCTCATTGTTTTTAGCCTCGAAGGGCAGGCCGTCCGCTACTATGAAATCCTTTATGATTTCTATGATCCATCTTCCTAAGGGATTGTTCTCCCATAACCAGAAGGCAATATCTATCATGCGATCCTGAGTTGTGGACAGCATCTCGCGAGTCGAATTGCCGGTGAGCTTCCGCCAGCCTTCATCCTCTTTGCGGTAATCGGTCATCGAGGTAGCCTGCATACGTTCGCCGACTTTCTTTTCGATAATGCCTCCTAAGAACGTCTCGATCAATTTATCTTTTAATCCCCTCTTGAGAGGGGTAGGGGTGTGTTCCTTTTTCATGCCGCCATTCTCCTCCTGTCATTGCGGGCAGAGCGAAGCAATCTCGTCTTCCGCTCTGCATGATAATCATCTTTTGTCGTCTCACTCGATGCAGAGACAGCTTTCACCAATCCGCTTTCGCAGAGACCTAAAAGCATTTCCATTGCATCAGGGCCGTCGTCATGTCCGCCCCTGTTTTTTGGCCTGTAATAAATCAACTGGCGTTTCAGCTCACGCATTTCTTTTTGAAATCTTATCCACCCATTTTTAATCCACGGCTGGAGACGCACGATGCGCAGGTCCTTATCGATATTCGGGATGAATTCATCGATATTGATCGTCTGGCCTTTTTCATGCGCCAGCTTTGCAAATTGCTTTGCAAAGAATTCCTGAAACTGCACAGTCTCGATCCTGAGCTTGTCGAATGGATCCCGGGAATTATGCATAAGCAGATCGGTCATGATCTTGTCCGGTTGCCGGCGTTCGATATCCGCAATGTCTAAATAGAGGATGCTGTCCTTCATCCTTCCGCCCAGGATTGCCGAAGGATCACTTCTTTTATTTCTCTTCCCCAGGGAAGGATCGCATGAACCTGCGTGCATAACGCCCGTGAAATCAATGTCGCCTTCTTCCCAGTCCACAAGCCATTCCTCAAGGAAGACGGCATCTTCGGGGTTAATCGGTTCATTCTGTTTTTCCGACTCGAAATATGCAGGGCCCTCGGATATCCTCATCTTCATGAGATAGTAATAATCCTCAACCTCTGGCCAGAGTACCTCGGTGCCTTTGAGCATTTCTTCTATATGAGCAACAAAGAATGCATCCGCCTTTTTCTCTGCCTCTTCCTTGCCGATGGAGATATCCGTAAATATCTCTTCCCACTTCTCCCAGAGTTTTGACTCTGAGAATTTCAATACTGCCTTGAATTTCCTGCCTTTCCATCCCGGCTTCTGAAGGAGATTTGAAAGAAGCGAATCGTAATGAAGGATTGTTCCGATTACGATATATGCCGTATCCTTCTGTCCTATCTTCATGAGCGCTTTGAAAAACCATTTCTCCAACTTTTTCCTCTGGTCCGGCGATTCAACCGCTTCATCGTTTTCAAGGTCATCGACGATCACCAAGTCGGGTCGCTTGCTGCCATGTCTCATACCTCTGAGTTTCTGCCCCGCTCCTACGCCACGGATCTTCACGCCATTGCGGGTAATAATGACATCCGCTCTCCATATCGGCCCCTCGCCGCAAAGTTTAGGAAAGTCCTCAGCAAGCCGTTCATTGGTCTCAAGTTCGGCTTTAATGAACTGTATAAAATCTTCAAATTGTGCAGCAGTCTCGGAAACTATAGGCATAAAATATCTGTATTTATATGCAGCACTCCAAATTATAAGGATTAATGATGTCCATGTAGATTTTGCATTTCCCCTCGGAGCTGCATCGGCTTCCTTATCGCCGATTCCTGTTTCAATGGAATTAAAGATCATCTGCGGATAACGGGCGCAGATATATTTATGAAGTTCGGAACATGGAGATTCGATATAATGAGGGAAATAAGTTTTACCGAAATATTCAAGGTTTTTAGAGCCTCTTTCAATCCTCTCTTTCTGTGCCTTCTTATCCTCGGGAAAGGGCTTTGCCTTTGATTGTATGAGGGCTCTTATCGCCTCTATCTCTTTATCGAAAATCTTTTTTGTAAGTTTAGGCATATTTCATCCTTGCAAAAGCCATAAAGTCGTCAAAGTTCTTTTCAATCACCGGCACTGCATCAGGATCATGCTTGCTGAAATAACTGACCAGATCTTTCATAAAGTCGATAAAAAGAGCGGCTTTAAAGGCATTCAGTTTCATCTTGATATCAAATAGCTTTCCGATGATTCCGGCATAAGCAAATTGCGCCTGATTATCTATGCCGGTGATGCCCTCAAAATATTTCTCATATTTCTCTTTCTGTTTCAAAAGATCAGAAAGCATTCTCTCTTCAAAGCTGATTTGAGAGTCGGTAACTATCTGCCTCTCTACATCCACCTTAGTTCTTCGCTCTTCAAAGTTAAATTTCTTCATCCATTCGTAAAAAGTCTTTTTCGAAAGTTTGAGGTCCTCTTTCTCAAGGGCGCGGATAGTCATCTCAACATTCCCCCCGCATTCGCAATATTTTTTGAATGCAAGTTCCCGATTTTCAGTTATAAATGATTTTCCTTTCACTGTTTTATTTTCCTGTCATTCCGACTTGTTCGGAATCCTTCTTGTTTACCTGAATGATTCCCGACAAGCGGGAATGACAAATAAAATGCTATAAACGATTTCCCTTTCACGTTTCACTCTTCACGATTCACGGTCTTTAGAACCTCACATCAACACCGAGCTCATCAATGAAGCCGTCAAGGAGATCAAGTCCGCGGGAGGAAATAACTATCATTTGTATCTCCACACCACTCGTTTTCCTTTCTTCAATCTTTATTAGATTTTTTTCTGCAAGATAACAGCAGTGGCTTTTGAATTCATCTTCGGAGATCGTGTAACTGAGGTCATCAAGTAGGAAGTATAGAACCTTTGAATCTATAGTGCCCGGATGCTGATAGGCCAGAAGTTTCAGGATAGTACCGCGGATTCTTTTGTATTTCTCTTTTTTAACTTCCATAGATGACTCCTTCCGTCATTCCCGCAGTCTTTAAGCGGGAATCTATTTCTTTCTCTGTCATGCTGGCTTGTCCAGCATCCTTCTTAAGAATGATTCCGAACAAGTCGGAATGACAGATGGACAACGGAATGACAAGTGGGGAATTAACTTCCATTGTTTTCACGCTTCTCAAATTTCTCTGAAATTACTTTCAGCATAATAAGTATCTCCCTGTGTTCGCTGTTGTCTCTCGTAGTGGAATCCTCGATTGCCTGCGTAAGTTTTTCAATCGCACATGCCTGCTGTTTAGAGCATTCGACAATCTTCATACCGACGCCGTTTACCAGTTTGTAAAGTCCATAAAGGACCATGGCGGCGATTACCATGCCGGGGCCCCATTGGATGAGTGATTTAAGTAATTCCTGCTCCATCAGCATTTTTTGCCTTCGTACTCTTTCACCTGACTTCCTTTCCTGTCATTCCCGCAGTCCTTAGGCGGGAATCCATGGTTTCTGGATTGCCCGATCCAGTCGGGCAATGACGAATAGCCGATCTTTTTATCAGAACATGAACCTTACGTGCAGGGTCGGAATCGCTATCTCCTTGAGAGTCCTGTTGCTCAGATGCAGCAAATCCACCATTACGCCTGCGCCGACTGTAAGCTTCAGATTCTCAGTCACGATTTCAGCACCTTTAATCTTTTCACCCAGTTTCACTAAATTCACATCGACAATAGGCCCTGCCACATAATCCCTATCAGCGGGAAATGCCACGCCTATATTGCCCTCAATGATCTGGTCGGCAAATCTGATGATTGTTGCGCTGACTCCTGGAGCTGCTGACGTGGTTTTGGAATTTATGTCGTAAAGCATATATCCGTCAACCGACAGGTCAGGCATCTCAAAGGCAGATGCAATGCCTGCGCAAAGCACTAACATCCCTATGATTAACGCCATAAAAATCTTCTCTTTCATCTTCATAACTTTTTCTTCTCCTTGTTTCTTTATCCGTCATTCCGCACTTGATGCGGAATCCAGGTTGTCTTTTTATGTATTCCTGCCTTCGCAGGAATGTGTCTTTCTCTGGATTCCTGCCTTCGCAGGAATGACAAATAAATTTTTATTTACACCATTTCGGCATCGGACTGAAACCGACACACCATCTATCAAAATCAAACGGTTCATCCACAATTAAAATCCGCGTCTTCATGTCTGTTAGCCAACCACCCTCAGAGGTGTAATCTCCTATGCGTACTTCATCAATACCTTGAGTTAGATAAAGACGAACAAAGTCAACATTATCCTCTAACCGACCGGTGATATCTTCTCCAATTTTCCATGTATCACCGGAGACAACAAACTTCTCTCCGATGTCCATCGTACAGGCCAGCTTGTTCATCTTCAGATCAGTCAGGCACAGATCATATTCGCCACTTGGCAGTATCCCGCCTGCAAAAACCGGAGCGGCCATGATTGACATCAATATCACTAAACTAAGAATTACCGTTTTCATTTTTTTCACCTCCTTTCATCTTTATTTGTCATTCCGGCTCTTGTCCTCGCTTTGTCGAGGATCAGTCCGGAATCTTTCTTTTAAATAATCCGATAAGGAAAATGATAGTTCCGTAAAGCGTTATGCCTGCGGCGATGATCTTATCCAGGCTGTCGGTAATGCTATTGAGAATGTTCGCATCTATCTGCACGCCGGACTGAATCGCTGTAAATCCTCCGGCCAGTACAAGCGCCGCACCAATGACCCGCCGCGAAAGATATGCCGGCCGTTCCTTGCCTGTCTCTTCCTTATATGCCTCAGAGACATTCTTGCCCAATGCCGCCAACGGCAGATATTTCAACCATTTAAACATTGACCCCTCCTTCATGCGGTCTTTTGCCTGCCTCAAGATCGGCAAGCGTTAGCCCGCCTGTATATTCAAAATGCACATAATCCTTTTTCTTAAATCTCCCTCCCCATTTCAATCCGATGGCCTCGCCGATCTGTCCGATCTCCTCATAATCAGGGATATCGTTTTCATTCACATCAGCTTTGATCTCCCATATAACTAATCCTTTTTTTATAATTGCAACATCGAAGCCGCAACCGAATTGATGAGCTGAGGTAATTGTATCCGTCACTGTTCGGGAATTTTCCTTCATCAAAATAGATTCCATGCCTGCCATTCTCCTGAAATGATTTACGGAATCGAGGGATTTTCTGCCCTGTGCATAATATGCGATCTGTTCTGATTCCGTGCGGAGGGTTGAGGTTAGGATTATCTCAATACCCTTCTGTTTGCAGACTTCAAGAAAGGTTTTATACATGCCCTGAACGACAGGGCAGAGGTCATCAGTTTTGCGTGACGGCATTATTCCCCTTTTCTGTCATTCCGCACTTGTTTCCTTTTCTGTCATTCCGGCTCTTGTCCTCGCTTTGTCGAGGATCAGTCCGGAATCCTTCTTCATCACTGCAACAAAAGGCAGGCATGTGGAGGTGACCAGTCATGCCTGCCTTATAAGAGAGAAAAAGTTTCATTAAGTAATAGTTTAGAAAGAAAAGGATTTAGTTTCTATGTATAGATAGGCATAGATAGGCACTATTGAGACAGTTTTTTTTTGATTATTGCTTGCTTATGAGCTGTAAAATTGATTGCCTGAAAATTCGGAGGGATTTGTTTGTTATCTTGCAACCACTCAGAAGCCCTTCGACTCTCCAGCGATAAATGGTCTTTGTAGTCACCCCGAAAAACTTTGCGACCTCATCAACACGGTAGAGGGTTTTCTGCGGAAGGTCGACATATATATTAGTATCCTGCATCATTCCAGTCTCTTCCCGCATTTAGGACAGTAAAGGATTTCGACTTTCTGGACAAGAAATCCGAATTGAAAATAGGTAATATGAGTTAACCCTTTTTTGATATTCTCAAGCACAATCTGACATGAAGGGCAGCCTTCCTCCATAACCCTCAGCTCATTCCAGAGCTCCTGCGATTCAGGATCAAGATTTTTATTCATGCTGCCTTCTGCTTATTATTTTGTTCTTTGTGCCTACTGCTTACTGCCTTCTGCTTTCTGTCCTTTACCACTGCCACTTGCCTCCGTGCATCCCTCCGTCGCGGTGGAGTCCGTTATCCGTGCCCGTGTCCGTTATCCGTGCCCGCTGCTGCCGGGCGAGCATTCCTTTGAGCCCTTCGATCACCCGGAAAGCTTCCTTCCCTGTCGTGATGCGGTCCTTCTTCAGCCATTTCTTGAGCCAGCGGAAATAGCCATCCTGGACATGCCAGCGGATATCTGCCCTGAGATGTTCGATCAATTTAAGTTGCTGCGGGGAAACGAGCTGGATAATATTCGGCGCTGTTTTGTCATTCCGGCTTGTCCGGAATCGTTTTGTGATGATTTTGAATCCCATCTCTTGAAAATGCTTGATGAGATTCGTCGCTTCATCATAAGAGAGAGCGAGACATGAATTGACCCAATAGCGTTGATTGAGGATGAGGCGATATGCCTCATCACTCAATCCCAGCTTATTCAAGGCGATGTGGATGAGTTTGACCTGGATCTTATCGATGGGCTTTGTCTCAGGCATCTGGTATCAGCCTCCCTGTAATTTCGGAAAGCATATTAAGGATTATATTGAGTTCTTTTCTTTTTTCGAGAAGTGCATTAATAAGTGCATTAATAGTGCTTTCGTCTGATAATGAACCTGGTGGCAAAGATTGCTTCGTCGCAATGACGGATAAACGTTTGCCAATGTAAGCCTCTTTTTTGTCATTGCGAGCACTCAAAGAGTGCGTGGCAATCTCTTTCTTAGACTTCACTTTGCTTTTCTTTAATGGATATGGGGCTCCCCCGTTCTCCTCTTTCCAGTGTTTCCAACAAAGGCCATCCTTTATGGCATAGTTATTACAACCTTCTACCCTGCATTTTTTGTGTCCCTTATAATCTCTTCCTTCCACCATCTTTTCACCTCCATTGGTTTTCGTTGTCATACCCGAAGTTCTTAATCGGGGATCCATTTCCTTCTGGATTCCTGCCTCCGCAGGAATGACGGATTCGTTTTTGAATAATTCGTTTATCCTGGCATCCATTTTGCAAATCACACATATGCCGTCCCCTTCGTTTGTATCTCTGCCACATACACATTTAACGCTCATCGAACTCCATCCTTCCCTGGTGAAAAATCTCCTCCAGGCTGACTTTTGAAAGTTTCGCAGCTCTCACTAAAATCATAATCCCCCTATGCCGTAATGACCGTGTGGCCTCAAAGATTTCATTTACCGTAACAGGCACAAAATATCCTTTTGAATTGCTCACTATAAGATAGCCGTGATGGTTGATGAGATGGGCGATTGTCTGCCGCACACGGTCGTAATCGATTTTTGTCACCTCGGTAATCACCGGCCCGAGAATAGGATCGTCCTTGCCCCTGTGCAATTTAATCGCCTCCCAGATAAACTCTTCTTCAAAGGTCAAATTGTCATTCCTGCGAAGGCAGGAATCCAGATCTTCCTGGATTCCCCGATCAAGTCGGGGAATGACAGACTTTTTGTCAAAATCAAATTGACTCTGCTCGGTCACATCTGCCTCCTCAGTGATCGCTTAACGATCAGATACCCCACAGCGTGGGGTATTTCGGCCTTTATCCTTTCTACGGTGCTGCCGGAGTGCTGGCAACTACTGCTGCTGCCCACTCATCAGCCTTCATGCTAAGCTCATCGGCTATGGCTTGAATCGCTACTGGATCGGTTTTGGCTGCTTCAAGAGCAGCTGCTATGCCGATCATGGTTTCCTTCATAGAATCTCCAACTGTCTCGATCTTTATTACCTTTTCTTTTAAAATCTTTAAATCCGCCATCTCTATCACCTCCTTTCTTCTGATGTCTTGCAATATCCGCAGAATCTCATCTATCCTCTGATTCAGCTTTCCATCAGCGTGATAGATGTGATGGGTATTAATTTGAATCAGCATTTATAATTCCTCCTTTCCTTCTGCTTACTGCTTTCTGCTTTCTGCCTACTTTCTTCACACCACCTCCTCCCTGGATTCCTGCCTCCGTAGGAATGACAGACATTTAAGTACTATCTCTTCTGCCACTTCTTCATATGTGAGATATGCGAGCTGGGGGAGATGGTCCGCCTCCCTGAGAATTAGAACGATCTCCTGATATTAGTGCTTGTTTTTGCTGCCCCCTGCCTTCTGCTTTCTGCCTTCTGCTTTCTGCCTTCATGCCACCTCCTTTCATCTGCAAAGCATTACTTTCTTGCCACATGCGAGACATTTTGCCATCATCCTTTGCGAGAGCTGGAATCTATTATCAACTGTCTGATTATCACACCAGGGACAGCGAAAATAGACCTTCAAGGGTTCTATTTTCATAACTTTAGTTTCTTTGTAAGTTTTAGGGTTCACGCCGCCTCCTTCGCTCTTTTTCGGGCTGCCCGATGTGCCAGGGTTTCTCTCTCGCAAAAATCTGCGATATCACGGAGGCATTTTTCTTCAAAGATAGTATTAGAACGTGGGGAGAAGGAATATTTACGCCATGCTCCGTACCATTTAATTACTCCCAAGATCGCACCTTGACCTTTGCTCATAACTTCCCATATCTTTGTTTTCCCAGTATCTAAAAGGAAATAAAAGCTGATCCACTTGGCCTTATCCTTAGCCTCAGCCTTATCCTTAACCTGTCCTCTCATGCCGCCTCCTCTATCGCTTGCAGAATTTCTAATGCGATTGTCTGATAATCGATCTGAGGCACATGATCAGCTTCACGGAGAATGAGAACGATTTTTTCTATCAGTTCTTGTTTTTGATGTATGAAATGTCCGCAGTGAGGAGAGACATCGGGGTAATGTGGCTTCCTGAATTTTGTCTCTCCTACTCCGCCAAGCTTCACAAGCTCCCTCATATATACGCACACCTCAACATGTGCGCAGTCTCTGCATGAATCTTTCATGCCGCCTCCCTTGCCTCTTCTTCTTTCTCTTTGAGTAGTGCCTTTACTAACTTGTCAACATCCGTATCGGTCGGCCTGATGATTACCTCATCTCCGGCGTCCGTGATCTCAACGCCCAACTTTTTCAGGTCCTGAGCAGGCAATTTTCCAAGGGCATCCTTGAGAGGTTTCTCCTCTGTCTTTATGAGGATATCTTCCATCTCTGGGAAATGTTTCCGGATGAGTTTGATGACGATATCATCATCCGCCCAGGATATCGATCCTTTCTGTTTTTGGAACCCAATTCTGATGCCATATAAAATCTTTGATTTCGGTTTCTCGAACAAATGAGGACTGTCCTCAATCGCATTATGAAGCTGTGATTCATATGTCTTCGCTATTGCAACGAGGCGCTTAATTCCGGCGATGTGTTTCTTCTCTATCACGGCCAATTCCTCTCTCATATCCTGTACCTTGGATGAGAGTTGCGACCTCGAATAGGCATAGGCTTTTGTCAATGTTTCAATCTCTGCTAATGTTGCCATCTCTCCTCCTTACGTCATTCCTGCGCCCTTTTTGTCATTCCTGCGGGGCCTGTCCCTGCAGGTAGTAAGCAGGGAGCAGGAATCCATAAGATTGGATGCCAGACTAAAGACTTCTGGCATGACGAAAAATCAAGTGCGGAATGACGAATTAAAGTTACATTGTATTTATCCAGCTCCTGTCTTCCTTCATACTTTCCCCATGCCCTGCCGACCTGGAGAAGTAGGTACCCGACTGTGATTATGATTAGCACTTTTATAATCCTATCTGATATACTTTTCATGTTACTTTCCTTTCAGGGCAGCCTCTGCGCCAGCAGGACTGCCCTCTCTTTCTCCTTGTCATACTCCGACTTGATCGGAGTATCCAGGGTTTCTGGATTCCCGTTTTCACGGGAATGACGGATAGAAGTTTCCATCGGCGGCAGCCACCTGCAGAGGATCGTCACTGCCTGGCTTCCGCAGGATGGGCAATCCCATAAACAAACTCTCTGGTCCATAAACTCAACGACTTCCGGCTTATAGACCTCATCACAGTCAAGACAGATAAAAATATCCTTCAGCTTCATATCTCACCTCCAGTTTTGTCACTCCCGCTCTTGTCCTCGCTTTGTCGAGGATCGGTCGGGAGTCCTTCCGACTTGTTCGGAATCGTGAAGAATGATTCCGGCCGAGCCGGAATGACGAAAAAAAATCACGCCGCACCTCCTTTAAAATGATCACACGGTCTGCATGTTTCAGGCATTCGTGTCTGTCTGACGAGGCAGACGTTTGTATCAATATTATTTCCTGAATGTCCGCACCAGAAATGCCCGCCGCCGTTGCCCTTGGAAGGTAATTTTCGCTCGCCAGAGGCGGACTGCTTACTGCCTTCTGCTGTCTGTTGACTGCTTACTGCTTTCTGCCTACTGCTTTCTGCTGTCTGTTGACTGCTTACTGCTTTCTGCCTACTGCCTTCTGATTCTTCCTTCCACTCCCTTGTCTTCTTATGTCCCCACGGGCGATTCTTGCTCATGGTTCACCTCCTTTTCGCGTTCAAGGATTTTTTTTCTGACATCATCGAGCCTGCCCGCCAAATTCTCTAACATCACATCCTCAAGTTGCACAAATGAAGAGTTGATGGATTTTGTTTCATTCCACTTATTGATATCGGGATCATAAGTGGAAATAGTCCCATCTTCATAAACGCATAACAAAAAAATAATTCCCTGATCTTCTGCCATCTTTATATCGCCTCCTTTAATTCCCCTCTCGAGAGGGGTGCAGGGGTGTGTTTCTTCCCCATCGGTATAAAGTTTTTAATCGCCGCATTGAGCGATTCCCGCACCTTGGTTTCCTTTTCACTGCTCAGAGTATGAGGACGATTATTTATGACCAGTGATAATGTGCTTTTGTCCTCGCCGGTGGCTTCGACCAGTGCAGACAACTTGATATCGTATTTCTCCATGAGCTGCTTGATCCCGCCGCCGTAGATAGAGAATAGATCGAACACCGTGACCTTCTTAGAGCCATTCTGCAGTGCATTACCCATCAGGACAATCAATGCCTCCTGAAGCTCAAGAAAGTTCTTAGCCATCGGCAACTCTGAGATTGCCTTTACTGCCTCTTCCTCAAAATTATCCCCGACTGTTTCTCCTAAATAACGAATGACCTCTAAAGGCGCCAACCCTTTGAGTTTGTAGGTATCCGACCTGATGCCGAGGCGGATCTCCTCAAGGTTGCCTGTCTTTAGCTTGTCATACTGCCCGATGAGGATAATCGAGAAGAGGTTCTGCTTGCCCCTCCATTCATATTCCCTGATCCTTTTCAAAGCCCTCAGTGTGGTGGTATGCAGGCAGTGGGATTCCTCAATAATCAATATTACGGGTTTTTCATTGCCTGCCTCCCCTACGATTCTTCTGACCTGATCGGCGCGGTCGTTGCGGTCCCGAGCAATAGGTTCTGCAGGACGCAATTTGCGGATCATCCTTCGCTCGATATCATGTATCCCGATCTTCTCCTTATCAGCCGATGTGAGCTTCACGATATGGGCATTAACATTCTCCGAAGCGATCTCGATTGCTGTAGTCTTCCCAGCGCCCCAGGGAGCCACCACCGAGAACATGGCGTTGGATTCCACAGCCATGGCAAAAATGCGTTTGAGGATATCCCCATCGCCGGTTCTGATGCGCACCTGCTCAAAGGGGTTCTTCCTATAGCCGTAAGCGGCCAGCGTTACATATCCGTTCTCCACAATCCTTTTCCTCCTTTCTTGTTGTCGTATGATTGTTTTTAGATCATTGCTTAACCTTTTCCATAAAGAAATGTTTATGATTTTGTCATGCCAGAGATCCTTAGTCTGGCATCCAGTCTCTGGATTCCTGCCTGCGCAGGAATGACAACTTGATGTGCTCGCCATTCGTCGTGAATGATAGACCCGCTCACCATGGTCCGCAGGATATCTGTGAAAAGTCATGTCTTTGCTCGGCTTCCAGATATCCTTTAAAGTGAGGCCCCTGAGCCGAAGCCAGACTAAGGGGACTGTCCCAGAATTACGGGCCGAAGGCCGTAGATTCGGGACTGTCCCCAGCATTGCCAGTGCCACAATATATTTTTCTATTCTCTGGATAACATCCGCCTTATACACCGGCCTATACCCCCGGTTGAGGATCAGCCGCAGGGTTTCTTTATTCAGCCCGACTTGTTCTGCAACCTCGGCCTGCCCAATCCCGCATTCCGCCAACAAATCCCTTGCTATAACCGGCTTATACGGCTGCTGATAGACTTTCTTGAAACTTTTTCCCACTCCATCACCTCCAAACTTTTATTTCGTCGTCATTCCTGCGAAGGCAGGAATCCAGAAAAAGACAACCTGGATTCCGCATCAAGTGCGGAATGACAAATAATTACGCTTCACGCCTCACGTTTCACGGTCTTTACATCGCTTGTCTTATCGACATTTGCGCCCTCACCTCAAGGGCGAAATTCTCTACAAACACTTTATTCATGCCATGTTCTTCAATCTGTTCCTCTATTACCCCTCTATTTTCCTGAGACATAAATATGCCCGGTAAATAACTCATGAATTCCTTCATCGCCTCCTGGATACTTGGATACCTGTCCGGCAGAGACAGCGGATCCTCAATGATTCTCTCTTCCTTCGTGCGTATCGGCATAGAGATAACCTTGTCATCCGTTCTTCCTTGGTAGACGCCTTTGAACTCTCCAGGTAAGAATCGTTCTTTGAGTGCCTGTGCTTCTTCTCTGATTTTTACGCCTGCAGGTTGTTTGTCTGTTTTAAATTCTCCGAGTTGAGGTATCACATATGGGATAACGTCATATCTCTTGTGAGTGATTAAATCTTCAGCGACAATTTTCCTGTTTAATAATCCGACATATGCCCGAACATACGCATTTACCAGACCCTTAACAAAATATTGGATACCGTCAATAGAAATTGTGCCATCAGGTTTGACCTGGCGATCGTAATAAGTAAAGACCGTATCAAAAGCTTCTTCCGCAATATCAATCACGCCGCCATCTTGTATAATGCTAAGCCATGCCTGCAATTTTGAAACTTTCAGATTTGGATGTTGCCTGTTATTGAAACGGACGGTATAATTCAAGAGCATTTCTCTGAGTTGAGTAAGAGGAATTTCTTGAGTCTCCCAGTGCGGTTGCATGAGAAATTCTCCGGCCTCAAACATTTGCCATAAAGATCTCCATTTAATTTCAATCTTGCCTGTAGCTTCAGGATCATCCGGCATATGAGTTTTAATTTCAACGCCTATACGATTCAGAAATTCCTGCGTCGCCTTGGCTTTGGCAAGCGGGCCATTATCCATATAAATCCGTGAGGGCAACCCCCGGAAGGGAATGCGGATATCCGCTTTTTTCGAGAAAGCCCATTTTAGGGTCTTAATGGCCTCATTCGATGATTCACCCGGAGCAACATGAGGCATTGCAAGCCAATAGCGAGAATGATCGTCTACTAATCCGTGATACCATACTCTCAGATTTTCAAATTTATCTTTGTTTTTATATCCCTTATCCGGGCGGATGCGTAAAATAGGTTCGTTGCCCTCAATGCGGTGCACATATAAATATTCCGATCCGGAAACATCATATTGCACTTGTTCCATAGGTCGTTGTGCCTGAAATCTTTGCACACGGCCTTTAGAATCAAGGAGATTCATTTCGCGTATTTTGCGTGTGATTGTTCCCGGATGGATATCCTTTGCACTTTCAGGTATAAGACCGTTAATGATTGCCTTTTCGATGGTATATTCTATCGAGGGCTTACGCTTTACCCTTTGGGGGATTAGAGCATAAAGATGTGCTATGGCACAAGCGATGTCTTTCAGCCCCTGAATCTTCGACACGCCTTTGATTTTGCTTTCTTTTCTTTGTTCCGGCTTGTATATCAGCTTTTTAAACTTTCGGTGCATTGTCTGGTAACTAACGCCAAAGGTTTCCGCAGCTTCATGGACAATATAAGTTTTTGCGCCGTTCGGCGTCATCTGCCATTTACGACATGACTCAGCAAGCATTAGAGGATCAATCTCTTTCATTTCTTGCCGTACATTGCATCTTCTAATAAATCCAGAAGGTTATTGTATTGCGTCTTCATCGTCAGGATGCGTTGGTTATAAAGCGCTATAATAGGAAACCCGCCCTTGCCCTTTATCAATGGATCAGGAAAAGCAGATTTGAAATTAATTCTGTTGGCGAGAAGGACACATTCGGTAAGTTTGTGCTCAATTGTCTTAAAGAAGGCGTCGACACCTTCGGGCAGAGTGGGATCGATCAGTTGTACTTTAAGCTCATCACGCTCATTTTTAAGATCATCCCGTTCTGACTTTAATTTAAGGGTTTTTATCGCAAGAGTATCATCGAATTTTTCTGTAAGTTTTTTTATGACCCGCTTGAAATCGCGTACAGACATATCGTCAAATTCATCCAATGCCTTGCCATCGATGCCTTTTTCCTCGATCTCCTTGAGCTGTTCATCGGTCATGCCATGCATCAAAGCCAGTAATTTTGACCAGTTTTTTTCGCCAAAAGCCTGTAACTTCTTCAATTCAATGCATTTTTTGGCAAACGTCATGTAGTTATCGGCACAACGCTGAGACATGCCTCCAAAATCCTCTGAAATGATTTTCGCAAACGTTTGCGAATTTTCTCGGTGCTTGATCTCAAGAAGAATGCAACCGAGGCCAAGATGGATTCCAGCCTCTTGTCTTAAAAGCCATTTCCCCTGTTCAATATATGCCTTGAGGTTGTAATCGTCGCCAAAACCATAAGGTTCAAGAGCTACTTCGAGTTTCTTCATCTCTAAATCCCTCATCATAAGGGCCCTTCGTGCCAATATCTCTTCATTTGTCGGGTGGTCTGATTGTTTTCTATTTGCCATGCCTTTTCTTCCTCCTCTCTGCCTTATCAAGTGACAATGCCCGCAATAAAGTTTCTTTTGCTTTTCGCTCAAAATCGGCGGCATCTTTTAGTAATTTCAACAACATTTCATCGCGTTCTGTGAATTTAATGCCACATTCCTCGAGTATTTTATTTAATGGTTCATCCTTCTTCCCGATCCAATAAAGCGCTTCATAATAAACACACTCTGCATGATGGGCGCCAAAACGTTTTGCGAGCATGAAACTTATATCCTGAAGTAAACTCTCATAACTCCTTCCTATTTCGTCCACAAAATTCATAATTCCCATAACCTTTTCAACATCTCCAAATATCTCTTTCTCTTTCATCAATCCACCTCCGTAGAAATTTCTCTGAGTTCTTTTTCTATACCTGAAAGGATGTAATAAAGTCCTGCAGTTCCCTCTTCTGAAAGCCTGAAAACAAAGACTTTGTCTTGTGTGAGAGCATCAGTGATAAAGGCGAGTTTGCTGGCGCAGACATTGAGCCTGTCGCCGGGGTGTTCCTGTGCCATATGGCACCTCCTTATAGTTTTAGCAATTCGCAAACGTTTGCGAATTTTCCACGGCAATAAAAAAGCCCGAGTATTGCTACGGTCTATAAGAACCGCTCCCAGCCTCACGGCTGAAAGATACTCGGGCTTGAACTGCCCTGAAACTAAAAACCCCCTTTCCGCATCTTCGCGGAGGCCGGAGTCAGCCCTTATAGTTATAGCATCATCAATATATAATGATAATGCCGGTACTGTCAAGAGTTTTTTATTGACCATTTCCAAAACCATTGCCTAAATACCTTTTTACCGTCTCACCCAGATTCGCCCGCACTGCATCTGCAATCCGCACTATCCGCGGGCTCAGGCGCCAGCCATCGGCGATCTGTTCTGCCCAGCCACGGAATTTCAGGTTGTGCAAGGCCCATATGGTCTTATTATTGGTTATGCTTAGAGCCGTCATGATCTCATCAACAGTCGTGGGCCTGAAGACGTCCGTGGCAAGATACTCCACGATCTTCATAAGATTCTGCTGGCTCTCAAGCGTAAAATCCGTCTTCTTCTCTTTCTTTGTTTTTGTGTCATTCCCGCTCTTGTCCGCCTTAGGCGGATGAATCGGGAATCCTTCTTCGCTTACTGCTTTCTGCCTACTGCCTTCTTGTTCTTGCGTGCTTATTGCCTTCTGCCTACTGCCTCCTTGTTCTTGGTCGCTGCCTTCTGCCTTCTGCTTACTGCCTTCTTGTTCTTGTTCCACTACCAGCCTCCGATCATCAGATACCCTGCATAAAAAAGAACAATCGCCACCCATACGATAATGCCGAAGATGATTCCATTGACGATGCCCTTTGCCGCTGTAAACCCCTCCGGAACTTCCCTATAAAACCATCTTTTAATCATGATTCACCCCTCCTGTCTATTCGTCATTCCTGCGAAGGCAGGAATCCAGAGCTATTTTCCTCAATGAATTCTTCCACCAGAACATCCATCGGCTGTGCCCATTATCGAGACACTCCTGATATGCCTTCTCAAAAGACCAGCCCTGAAAGATCATCCTGTAAGCCGCAACAACAAAACCCGTGCGGTCCCTGCCATGCTTGCAATGTACTAACAAAGGTTTCCTTAAAATGACGAGGTACCTAACTACAATCTTTAAGAGCCACGGATCCGGCGCACGGAAGCCAGACATGGGGATTAGTGTCAACTCAAGGTCTAAATCACGGCAGGATTGCTTTTCCCATACTCTAAAGCATGGATCGTCCTCCAGACTGAGGATGTTTTTAATACCATAGATTTTCAGGAATTGCAGGTCAAGGAATTCTGGCCTGCTACTCCGGTAGATATTCTCTGTTACATTATTAATAATGTAAGACATCTCACACCTCCATTTCTTTTAAGAAAATCAGCCTTTTCTGTCTTTCCGCCTGTATCTTTTTAATCTCCTCATCAAGCCTCTGAATTTCCGCCCTGAGTGCCTCGGGTCCGGGAAGGGCAAACAAGCCCGCCTTACGCGATAGTACGGCAAAAGCCGACCCTCCTGAGGTTGCCATCACAAAGGCGGGCAGAAATTGACACGGGAATCTGTGCTTTTCGTGGGATTCGGCAGACCAGTTATCAAGCTGTGACTTTGTGATCTCCTGGCCGGTAAGTTCCGACATCCTGGCCGCCACTTCATAGCGGGAAAGCTCCCGGCCTGTGGCGTCTTTTGCGTGCTTTAGATCAAGAGAGACGGCAGCCCTGAGCTCAGTGTCGATATCAAGACTGCCGCTTGGAGGGGTATTCTCATGCTGAGCGGAGCGAAGCATCTCTATCTTCTGAAGATATTCAAAGATACTCTGTTGCGACGATTCTTTATTCTTCTTCACCTTTTAAATCCTTTTTAATTCCCCATAACCACTTCAATTGTTTTTCTGTAAGCTGAATCGATGCCTTTTCGAGTGTTTCTAAAACAAAAGCCTTGCATTGTTTGTAATAAACACTCTTCCTTGCCCTTTTTGAGAGTTCATTGATCTCGTAAGCATCAAAATCCGGCTTATCTATGGTAGAGGGCGAATATTTTTTTGATTTAGTCATTGAATCGCCAGGTAAAATTTTTTATAATCAAAGTAAATTTGATTGTGGAGGGGAGGCACCGGCAGTATAGTTTCCGGGGGGATTTTTCGCCGCCGATGCCAAATGAGGCTATATATATAATGAATAAGAACGTAAAACCTCCTTACGCTGCTTTCCCGTCTCGTATCTCCGAGACATTGAAGGGTTTTTGTAGAGATGCATGCGCGAGGATCTTTGCTACGTCCTTAAGCGTTACCCCGCTATATTGCCTTGCAATGCCTTTTTTATCAACAAAATTGGCTCTAAATAAAGTTTCATACATGGGTTTATTCTTTCCTTCCTATGCCGCTTTCTTTTTATTATTTGATGGCCAGAGTTGCTCAATCTTCATGCCGAGCGCATCCGCTATGGCCTGGCGAACGTGTATACCTTTTCTTTTCTCATGTATGGTTGCGGATACATTCTCCTGGCAACAACCTAATTGTTCTGCTATGTCTTTTACCTTAATCCCAGATTCATGTAATAATTTTACAATCCTTGAATTCCGTGCCCGAGAAGCAACTTTTATATCACTCCAAAGATCATCCGCCTTTAATGCTTTAGAGAGTGCAGTTCGAACGCGAGGAATATTAAAATCTCCATTGATTGTCCCCGTTACTGTATATCTACATACATTTAGTTCGCGGGCGATGCATGCTGTGCTTATTTTGTTGCTTTTCATAAGCATTTTAATCCTGTCGTTTGGTGTAATATCTTCAAAAGAATCCTTTATTCTCTGTATCACTTCTCGTCTTGTCTGTGGCTTAAGAGGCAACAGGATGCGCTCTATTTGGCGAATTTTTTGTATTGGGTATTTAAGTGTCAAAAAACCATTGTCATTTTGTATTAAAGAACCAAATCGTTTAGGCCCTCTCAAAAGCATTTACGCCGCCTTTCTTTTGTTGTTTTCAGGCCAGATCTGCTTGATCTTCATGCCCAGCGCATCCGCTATGGCTTTGCGAAGCCTCGTGGATTTCACACGGCCCTCGATTACATGGTATATAGCTACCCTGGTAACTCCCGCTCGACGGGCTATATCAGCGCCGGTAATGCCCTTTTTGAGCATCTCAATTTTTATTTTTGTCGGATTACTTATCATGATTATGAGATTTAATCACAAATGCGAATCTTTGTCAAGGGAAAAATGAATAATGCGAACTATAGATGAAATTCTCGATAAAATAAAGAACCTAAAAGGCATTAAGAAAGATATGGAATTGGCTATCCTGTTGAATGTTAAACCAAATACTATTACAACCTGGAGGACTCGCAAAACAATACCCCATGATGTGCTTTATCGCTTTTGCGAAGAACAGGAGATAGACATAACGTGGTTACTTACTGGGAAAATTACTACTAAATATATAGATGTTGAAGGGCAAAGGGTCTTAGTAATGTCAGGGGAACCAGGGCTTTATAAAAAGGAAGAAGAGACGCACTTGAAGGATGCCGCAAAACCTGCTATATATAATAATGTAAAGGGCGACCCGGAGTTGGAGGAGATCTTACGATACTTTCTTGAGAACCCTCAGGATAAAAAGTTTTGTTTAAAAGTTATTAGGGGGAGTAAGGAAGTTAAAGAAGGTGTGGAGGGCTTTGTTTCTAAGAAACCTTTAATAGAGGAGGAATAG